ATCAACGGAAGCTCTTCCTTCTAAAAGTTCAGCATCCTTTTCTGTTAATCTAGATTTAGGCATTTATTAACCTCCAGTAATTATTCTTTCTTTAACCACTACTTGTGTAGACTCCACCGTCCCCGACCTATCAGTAGCTTTGCAGGATAAATTATATCTATCTTTTTGGTCACCAGCTTTCTTAGCGTTCCTTACTTGTATTGTACTGACTATACCTCCTGGAGCCTGGTTACTTGATACGGTTACCCTATCACTATTTATAGCTTTACCACTTTCTAACCAAACTAAACTCAAAGAATCGTCCCCCCGAGCTGTTGTTTGGAATGTAGCTTTCTTATATGCGTCGCCTCGTAAAGTTCTATTTCTTTTCTTTATCGCTAATCCACCATACTTTATGACTAATTCTGTTTTACCTGGACTTCCAGGAGATGGTTCTATTGAACGTGGTTCTTCTGAGAAAGACAAACGACCCCATGCATTCATTTCTGAAGCTACTGGCATTCCTTTAGTTCTCCATTCAGCTATATTGTAAGGAGTAGCACTATTCTTCCAAGTTAACATACCAGCTACATATTCTTCATAAGCGTTATCTTCTTCTATATCCTCAGCTTGAGTTTCTATCTGTGCTGTTAATTTTGCTTGTTGTTCTGTGAGTTGTGCTATCTGTGATTCCAATGACCTCTTTAATTCTTCTAACTCATTATCTGTTACATCAAGATATGTTGCACTAGATTCGAATAAATATCTATGTGAATTTTCTCCCTCTTCTACTATCTCATCCCTCAACAACTCATACTGTTCGAAAAATTCTTCTACAGTAATTGAAGCTTTTCTTGATGTAGACAGTTCAGTAATTTTAGTATCAATTACATCCGTAAGTTTATCAGAATCTACTGTATAAGATTTTTTATCTACCTTTACAAACTCACCTGTACTTTGTTTAAAATTCGCACCATCTTCTGTTTCATCAGCTGGGTAAGATAAGATAGTACCATCTTCTAAACGGGTAGTTGGACTTGCTCCCTCACGAGAACCAGACAAACTCATGTTTTGATATTCTATTTGTAATTTAGTTTGTCTTTCCTTACGAGCCGACTCTAATATATCTTTATACCTGTCTGACTTGAGGATTTCTTCTCTTGTATATGGCATTTTATCTTACAACTTTAAATTCAAAGTCTTCATCAAAATATTGATCTACTTCTGATACTGTTCCACTTCCACTTTGTACTCTAAATAAAATTCTATAATACCTCTCTGGTTGATAACCATTAAACCACATATTAAAATAATTACCAGAATCATCACAGCTTAACTTCGAGCCTGTACCAAAAGGTACAATAACATCTTCACTTAAAGCATCCCTAATAGAATAAGCACAACTACCACTTGGTAAATACTTAACTGACAAATTCTGTGAAGTAGTTGAATAAGTTTTTTGTGGATATCTTTCTCTACCGAATACCCTAAACTTAGCTTTACTATCTTCTTTATATTCGGGTTTTAAAGCTCTCATATATAAGAATAAATCTTCTTCTAAAGCAGAACCAGTTAAGGGAGATAATGAACCTGTTGACCATTTAGAATCATCCCACATAGCCTCTAACTTGGGTGGATATATTGTATTAGTGTCCCTCGAAAAGAATGAAAAATGACCTAATCTATTTTTACTACCTTCAGAAGCTGAAGCGTTTAGATTACCTATACTACCACTTCTCTTGACAATAAATCCTTCGTTTGGATAAGCTGACGCTGAGTATATCCAATTACTAACCACGTGAGTTACATCCATTCTCATATCCGTTGTTTCATGGTCAAATGATTGTGATGACTCTAAACCATAGTTGGACGAACTACCACTAAACCAAGTACCACCTGTATTATTAGAACCACTCACCCATTGGTCACCTGCTGATTCACCTGTTTTGTATCTCCAAGATACTCCTTCAGTAGTTAATGGTTGGTCATACCTACGTCCACCTCCCATAGTCCAACTTTGACTAACTGGATAAGCATACAATGTATCACTAGTAGTCAACTCTTTGGGATTTGCATCATACAAATTCAAATAGTATCTTGTACTTGAGGGAATTAACCCAGAAACAAGAGATGCAGAAATATAACTTAAATCAAATTTTATTAAAACTCTTGATACATTTACAACCGTACCAGCTTCATTCATATCTTTTCTAATTTCTAAAATTTCATCAAGACCTGTATTAGCACTCTGTGTAGCAGAGGCCTCATAAACAGTAGCGTCTTTTTGTGCAAATTCAAAATAATGCATTATAAATCTCCTACAGCTCTACCTTCTATATCCTTACCTGGATATTTTAATTCAAAAATACTAGGGTCCATAGAAGGATAATAAACACCACGACTATATGCATTTTCCATATCATACAAATTACCCGAATAACCATTATCAGGATTAAATTTATTTGTAATTATAATTTGTGGTCTATCACCAGATTTATCAGCCTTAGCATCAGATGGTGTTACTATAGCAGCTACTCCATCAACCAATGTTAATTTATAAACTAATTCTGCTACTACAATCGGTTGACCTATCTGCCACTTATCTGTATCAAAATAATTCTCAACAGCTCGAATACATTTTAAAACTACTTCGTGTTTATTATATCCTACACGTGTCATAATATTAAACTGTACACCAATATTAATTATGTATGCATTTTTAATATTAATAGCATCCGTCACCATTCTATATTGACCAAAATATGTCTGTAAATTTTCTTTTACAGCTTGATTTAAGTTTACAAGTTTTTTATTATGGTCATAACCCAAACAATACATATTTAATGCTAGTGGATTTGATACTCTCGTTGCTACATTTTCTTCATCAGGCATTATACTCTCCTTTACCCTAAATTACGTGGTGGTCCGCCCCCTCGGCTGCTTCGACGACCTCTACGTTTACTCCTTCTAACTCCACCACGTTTTCTCTGTGCAGAAGTAGCTTTCTTCACCAATGACCTGGCCGCTCTACCACGACTTGTACCACCAATACCTCGTGGTGGTCCAGTACTAGGACTATCAGCAGAAGGTCTTAACCTATTAGGATTTGGTAGTCTGGGTCTACGAATAACAGGACTCTTCTTGAACTGCTCAGGTTTAGGTGGTTTCCGAGCTACACCTTTAGTTGGAGCTTTCTCTTGTACATTAATAATTTTATCTTCGGGTGTCATTACACTCGGCTCCTCTTCTACGAGTGCCGCAGCATCTGTTACCTCACCCTTTATACTTGACAATTGTAATTGTTCATCCTGTACTATATAAGCTTTTGCTATATTACCATATCTAGGTGGTAGTGCATAAGCCCTTGTTATATAATCTTCTTTTGTAACAGCTCTACCTTGTGCTTGGAAATAAGCTAAAGCATTATCTTTGACTTCTTTAATTGACTCAGCTCCTCTACCACCCGTTGCTGGTTCTGGATTTGTAGCTGCTACAGAATCTTTTGCTGTTTGTACTTGTCCAGCATTAAGTCCTGTATCATCTATAACATAAGAAATATTTGATATATTTACTACATCACCCTGTGGTACATTATCTTCTACACCTGCCCCATAAGAATATTTTACAGTTAAAGTTGTATTTGCTGGAGCTAATCCATAAGTTCTAGTTTTAAGAAAGTTAGACGGGTCAAAATATGAATCCAATTTATTAGTACCACCTGGTAAAGAACTACCCACACTATCAGGATTTGGTACAATTTCTTCATCAGGATTATCTGAAACACCTGCCCCAAATCTAAGTTCTACTCTTTCGTCTGGTCTAATAAATGTAACAAAACGTCTAGGAGTTTTTCTTAATTTCAATAAATACGCTGCTTCACCTGAAAATTGTGCTAAATCGGGGTCATTACTTGAATTTGTTTCCATCTCATCAAAAATTGTATCCTGAGCTAAAGTTGAAACTTCATACCAAGTATTATTATCACTATCTGTCACACTAATTACTTCAACCACACTAGGTGTAGATAACACTAAACTATCATATTGAGTCGCAGAACCAAAAGTATGATTTTCCTCTTTTATCTCACCACTTACTACTTCTGTACTTTTCTTCAATAAATATTTTGTAGGTGTATTATCTGTAGTTGAAGTTTCATAAATATCTACTGTCATCGGGTCTAAAGAACTTGAAAATTTAAAATTTACATCTTCTAATGTTCTAAATGTTTTTCCTGTAGTCGAAGATTGTATTTCCACTCCTGCCGATAATGTTAAGGCATAATCCATATCTGGTCTTACACTGTCACCTGTTCCAGTCGAAGGAACTGTTTGAAATAAATCTATATCTGTAGTAGATGGTGATGATAATGTAGGTGTATATCCGAGTGATTGTGCTATTTCATATACTGTTCTTTTCTCTTCAGCAAATGCCAGTAATGATTCTTTGAATTGATTATCTATATAATATGAAAGAACGTCTCCTACATAAGAAGCCATTTCTATAAACATCATTCCAGGTGAAGTTTCATTAAAGTCATTATAACTATTTGGAAAATATGTTTTAGCATAATCTATTAAATCATTTCTAAAACCACTAAAATCTTTATTAAGATATTTTACATCTCTCTTTACATCTCGTCTCGGTCCTGGCATTTTATTCTCCTATTAATATATACTACCCCCACCACCAGTTGTACCACCCGCTGTACCTACACCACTTAATGATATGTTAATCTCATCAAATCTTTCTGGATCATAACTAACACTCACCACCATACTTACATCTACGGTATTTTCTAATCTATCACTAAAGTTAACATCAATACTTCCTATGTTTATATAAGGTAACCAACGTTCCATAACACTATTTATTTCTTCTTCTATTTTTTCAGCTATATCATCATCCATTGGTTCAAAAACTATTTCCCTTAAACGAGAACCTAATTCGGGCTCTCCAGGTCTTTCACCAGGAAATGTTAATAACAAATTTACAATATTGTGTTTAACTTGTTCAAGTGTCGTTTTTGATTGATTAAAAAATCCTTGAGAACTTCTCCCCAATGGTAATGTCAATCCAACCTTTTTATCTGGGTCTAAATCTACTTCTCTTGCACCTGCCATTATGATTTCCTATCTTTTATCTTTTATAGCTTTCATCAAACCACTATAATCTCTTGTTAAAGCATTTGTAATATGTTCTGGAACATCATCTACTTTAACATTAGCATCTTTTAATGTTTTTACAGCATTAAACTCTCGTTGATTTTGTTTCGAGTCATTTGTAGCTCTTGTACCATACCCTAAAAGTTCTGCCATTCTATTTGTATCATAAGGTCCACCACCAACTGATGGATATTCCTCAAATTGTTCTGGTGTCTTTTTTACCTCATTAAATCCTTTAGTTTCATTTAATATTTTATTTAAAGTCTCATTCTCTGTATAATGTGTGTAACTATCTTCAGAGTTAGATTCTTCTATAAGCTCGGGTTTAATTTGAGGTGTATTAGAATTCTCTTTAATAAATATTTTATTTATTTCTTTTTTAACCTCCCTACGAACTATTTCTTGAATTACTCTTTTTAACCGTTTAGTGTTCATATTTCACCTCTCTCTCGTTCTTCTACATAATCCATTATTTTGTCTGCAGTTTTTTCAGCTTTTTCTAATTCTATTTGTTGAGCTTCTTTTTCATTTTCTATTATCATTGCCATAATATGAAGATTACCTACTGCACTTTTTAACTCAGCTAAAAGTTCTGCTACAATGGCTGGTGGACCAGTAGCTGGATTAGCTTTTTGTGCTGCATCCTGTGCTTCAAGTCCTACACCTAGTTTTTCACCAGTTTCACCAACAGTTTCTACCGTCTTTTGAGTTTTTCTTGCTTTCTCTATTTGTTTTAAAGCTATCTTAACTTTTTGTACCGCTTTATCAGCTGATATTGTCCCATCTACTACACCTGCATACGTATCATTCAAAACCTTTCCAACTCTACCAGAAACAGTACCTACTCTATCTAAAGCAGCTACAACAATTGGTGTTAAATCTATAGCCATATTATTTATCTCCTTATATTGTAAAAACTTGAGTACTTTTTATTTTATTTAAACTTGACTTAATCTCTTTTATTTTTCTATTCAATTTACGAGCTGGTATATTCACCATAGCTAAATCCTGTACAGTACCTGCGTTATTATATTTTGCTCCCCCTAGTCCTTTGGCCATTATACTCAAAGCATCCAATATATCAGTCAACAAACTTATCGTTGCATCACCTTTTAATACAGGTTCAGAGGCAAACCTATCACCTAAATTTATAATTGGTGACTCAAAATTAATTCTTTGTGCAGCTGATAAATTTATATTTCTACTACTAAACGCGTGTATATCATTAACATTCTTACTATTAAATATTATTCTATCTGAATTTAGAATTATTTGTCTGCCTGAAAACTCCTGTGGGGCTACCTTAGATTCTGCTGCTGGTGTTAAATCAACGGATTCATTTGTAGTCAAATAAAGTGAAGAACCATCGGCGTTTATATCTTCCTCGACTGGTTTAGCGTAAACACTACTTATATCTCCCACTATTTTTTTAGTAGAATCTAATAGTTGACCAGCTCTGAATAAAATATTAGGTGATATTTCATAACCATCACCGCTTGATTGATTACTTCCTAATCTTATTGAATTACCAAACCTACCATTAAAAATTATATCACCCTCTTCTGGACTCATTCTCCTAATAGAATTATTTATTTTAAAATATTCACCAGGTTCAAACATTCCTTCAGTAGCTCTATTAGTTATTCCAGTCTCGGATACTTCTTCAGCATCTGATACTGATTTATCTCTATCAAGATACATACTACTCATACCTGGAAACGAGTTAGAATTAACCGAATTTAATAAATTTAATTTTTGTGTATAAAAACGCTTTCCTAAATAATGAACACAAATTACATATTCACCCTTTAATGGAAAATCTTGTGTATTCGGGTCAAGTGGAAAACTCCAAGTCAACTCATCATCTTCTGTATCAGTTTCACTTACAAGATACCGAGCTTTAACAGCACCCACATAACGATAATCAGGTGTTACCTTGTCCGATAATAATAGATTATTTTCTGCAAGGTCATCGTCAGTTAAAACAATATCTATTATTTCTGCAGGTTCTAACTCATAAAACTCTCGATGTTCTATAAAATTTCGTACAAAAGTATTAACTTGTTTTAGAGTAGGTACTCCATCTGGAATTGTACCTATACCCGTAGTTCCCGTAGTTATCTGATAAGCCATATTAGTTTAGTTTAGCGGTAGTTTTTATATCTGTTGTTACGTCGTCAGTTTTATTTTGTAAATTTTCTACAACCTCATCTATATTTTTCATAATTTGATTCTTTTCTTCTTCTGTCAATCC